GCTTTCGGTAGCGCGGCTGTTCTTCCACGCTTCGTGAAACCCTATAGAAAACCAGTCGTAAGGAGACCTGTTAAATGGTTGTGTCGGGTTTGGCTCAACTCCAAGGTACAACTTTTCACATAGCTTCAATTCTTCTTTATCCATCCCTCTCCCCCTTTCATTTCTTTTTCGCATTCAAGTCATGCCACATCACGAATAAAAGATCAGTGATCGCGTGAGCAAGCACGGGCAGGCCGCTCTCCCGGTCAACCAGTTCGCCTTGCCCTCTTGCGGCCACATGACGCGCCGCTGCGTTGATGTACTTATTCGGCGGCACCTTCTTCCAGTTGTCTCTGTCGTACTTTTTGAGCGCTCCGTATTTGATAACGTCGGCCACGAAGTGCAGGCACCCGACAAATGTCCACAGCCATTCCCATTCCATTTTGCCACGCTCATCTTTTCGACCGCCTGCCGCAGTCGTGACCATTGTTTTTGCGTAAGCACGTTTCCCTTTGCCCATTGTTCAATCCTCCAAATTTGTGCGTCGTTGAACGCGTGTTTGAGTTGCATCTTTCTCATGCCGTTCGCACCTCACCTTTCTTCCGCAGCACCAATGCCAGTCCGTACACCACTGCCACCCGTTGTGCTTCGTGCGTTCATGTGGGCGGCGTGCGGCACACGGCCTTTTGCATTTGCCTGCGGCGTTACATTTGACCTTCACATCGTCCTCGCCTGGAACAGCCCGGCAGCAGCATCCGGGGAAAGCATTTCCACCATGTCGTGCGGCCCGTCGTGACCTTTCTTCAGCGTGCAGCGGAACGTGACACCGTCGCGTTTTTCTGACCGAGGACAGTCAGGCTTTGACTCCTGGTACGTCGGAGCTTCAGCCCCTCGCGGCAACCACACTTGATTCATGCGCTGCGTCAGTGCGTTCGCCGCAGTGCGCTTCCAATCGATGGTCTTGGAACGCTTGCGCTTTTTGTTCTGCCACCCGGCCTCAGTCATCCAGAAGTCGTCCCAAGCTTTTTGTAGAGACTTCGGTATGTCCAAGTTTGCATGGTAGGCCCGGCGAGACTTCATCCAGGCAGAATCGGCCAGCAAGTCGGCCAACGCTTGACGGGCTTCGGTCTGGTAATCTTCAAACGACGACCTCCAGCCGGGCATTGTCTTTTGTAATAGGGTTCCTTCGGATTCCCTCGGATTCCCTAGGGCGACACTTTTTCGCAGGCATCCCGCACCTTCCTGCGGCTTACCTGCGGCCTCAATCCATTTCGGGTCTTTTTGACAGATTTCGAGCATTTTTGCGATGAGCTTCTCTGGCATGTGTGTCAACCTGGACAAAGTTGCTGGCGTGTGCGGCTCCCCATTATCCCGCATGAGAGTGCCGCGTTCTTTGCACCTTGCTGCGACTTCGACGCAGGCGATCCACGCACCGAAGAGTGCTGCACCGTCCGGGCGATCTACCAGAGCGAGGTACGCGTCGCCCATTGTAGTCGGGATCGGAACCCAGGACATCGACTTCATGTCCCGCGTGCGATTGTTCTCGAAGTTCTCCTCCCAGTTGCGAATCGAGTAAACCATTTCCCTACCTTTCAATATGCGAGGAGTGAGGGGGTGGAACGGGGAGAGGTAAGGAGGGAAAAATCCCCTCGCCATATTCCCCTCGACTCCAAGCAGATTTTCATTTTATGAACTCCCACCTTTTGGGGCGTGGCATCCAGCCACATAGTGAACGTACAAAAGCCTCCAACTGAAAGCAAAAAAATCCCCCGGCTTTATGGGCCGGGGGTATTGACTACTTGACCCTTTCATATTCCTGGCGTTTGAATTCTGACCGATGCTCCTCGCAGTATCTTGGATACACAAATTGCTTCGGCCACACAATGACATCGAACGGATCGCCGCACAGGTCGCAGAAAAACTGAACGTGCTGCACGCTGTGGAAGTCATGCTCGAAGTGCTGGTTCACCCCTTCGTATGGGTGACGGTTGCGAGCATTCCGAGACAGCTTCAGCGCACCGCATGGCTTGCAGAATTTCGAGTACGACAAACCGTAGTACTCAGCCCCGCAGTGCTGGCAGAGCATGAGCTTTCTTTGGCGTGCGCGATGACGATTGAGTGTGGGTAGCTCCATGTTTCCTCAAAAGGTTTCGTAGGTAGACGATGTGTGCTTCCTTTGAATCGAGAGCAAGCCCTTCGGGAGTGCGGTACATAAGGATGCTTTGGTCGTACTCGATGTTCTTGTGCAGCAGGTAGTGAACTGCGCTGCTCATAAGGATCGTGTCGCGCCAATGCTCCCTCCTGTAAGACCAGTGATGGCACCGGAATTTTCCCGGCCTGATCTTTTTTCGCAGTGACCGAAAGGCCGCTTTGGCGGCACGTTTCTCTGGATAGGTTCTGTAGAACTTCTCCCGGTACGCGTGCCGCCTTGCAGACTCAGAACGGGCAGTCGTCATCATCTGGCGTTTGCTCCGCAGGCCCATCACTGCGCTTCCCGCCCATCAGTTGCAGCCGCTGAACGAGAATCTCTGTGGAGTACCGGGTGTTCCCTTCACGGTCTTCCCACTTGCGGGTTTGGATCGATCCTTCGATCATCACCGGATCGCCTTTGTGCAGGTAGCGCTCGCAGACTTCCGCGTTCCTTCCCCAGGCGACAATGTTGTGCCACTCGGTCTTCGTGTTCTTCGTGCCATCCTTCGAGGTGAAGCGTTCGGAAGTGGCGACGGAAAAATTGGCGACCTGCTTCCCGGTTGTGGTTGAGCGAACCTCCGGGTCTTTGCCGAGATGCCCGATGATGATGGCTTTATTCATTGACGGCATGTTACTTGTCTCCTTTCTTGAAGTACTCGATGAAATCACTGACTACCTGCTTCTGCTCCTTGCTCCCGGTCAGGAGCTTGAAGAATGCGACCATCTGCTCCCTGTCGCAGTTCTCCAGTTTGTCCTGGTCGAACATCTTCTTAACGAAAATGTCGAGGCATGGAGCGACTTCCTGCGGGTCGAGCTTTTTGTCCGTCACCTTCCTCCACTCGGCGCGGCACATTTCAATTCCTTTCTTGAGGCGGGCAGCACCGTCCTCCTTTTTTCCTTTTGGTGGGTTCTCCTGTTTCTTGGGCGGCTCTTTCTTGGGCGGCTCTTTCTTCTCCTTGCCTTTGCCTGCTGAGGCATCGAGAGCGTCGGCCTCGCACAACTCCAAAGCCGTCAGCAGAAGATACCTGCGCAGGTAGGAAATCACGGCACCCAAGTTCTGGATGTCGTGGCAGGCCGTTAGCTTTGCTGTGGACATTGGAGAGGTGAAGTTGATTGGTTCACCTGCACTTCTCATATCTACAAGCGTGAGTTGCGCTTCGTCCTGACTGAACCTCGTCACGGGGCAGATGTCGTGTTCCCGAAAGAGTCGTAGGGCAGTCGGCAGAAAATCAGACAACTCAAAGTAGTCGTAGTTTGAATACTCGTTGTGGCCCGACTTCTTCAGCCCGGCATCGAGAATCGCGAGTCGCACATCCATGAGCCGCTCGTAAATGTTGCGCACCTTCTTGGGTGCTGGTGGTGTTTTGGTTTTTGTCGCCATTCTACCTTCCTCCTTTTCTGATCAGTGAATTGACAGTGTACAGTTCCCGACAGACTGCGAACCTCCTTTCGTGCAGTGCGCGACATTTGATTGCAACGTCATCGAATCCCTCTGACTCGTCCCTACCAATTCGCAAGATACGAATATCATCGACCTCGTAGCCATTGTCTTTGAGCAGCATCCCATACGCCGCCACCTGCGTGAAGTGATCGTCGTACACTGCCTTGCAGGTCTTGAAGTCAACGAGAGTTTTCTTCCCGTTGAGCATCGCGTAGCAGTCGCAAGTCCCACCGACCTGCAACCGCTCGGAAACCATTTTCATTTCCGACTCGATGACCTGGAAGTCGTTGCGCTTTTCCCACTCGTAGAATTTGATGACGCAGTTCTCTGCTGCGTCGATGTCGTTCTTCGAGTATTGGTCGAGGTTTGCCTCGATTTTTTTGAGGTAGCACTCGATCATGTAGTGGGCGAGCGTTCCGATTTTCGCGAGGGCATCGACGTACTCGCGAACCTTGATTCCCTGTAGGCCGAGGTTGTTCGCCCAAGGAACCAAAGCGGGTTTATCCATCACGCCCGTGACGGTTGTTACGCCCGGCACCCGGATGCTGTTAGCATTTTTGTAAATGGTGTGCTGGCGTGCGCCTTTGGCTGCGTTCTTTTCTGCTTGGTTCACTATTGTCTCCTTTTAAAATTGAATCAATACATGACACGACGGATGTGATCCGGTAATTCCGCAGCACACCCTTTGGTTTTGTCAGCCGCTCGATGGTGCAGTGCTTGCCGCGAACGCTTGCGACACGGTAGATGTGTCCACCGATCCCCTTCGCGACAAATGTGACACCGGGCTTGATGTCCCAAAAGCAGATGTCATTCCCCATGCTTCTCCTTCGGTTTGTCCCAGTAGGGGCTTTTGCATTTCGGACACACACGCACTTCGGGTTTGCGCGGTATCCATTTATGGCTGCATCGCTTGCATGTCAGTCTGGTCGTGTATACTTTCAGGTCGATCACCTCCCTTTACCTGTTTACGTTTTTTCCAATACTGGCATATTCTGCCCTGCGAGTGATTTGGTCGATGTGATTGCAGTGCTGGCACCCCTTGTCAAAGGAATCTTTTTGAAGGGCAGACCTCCACTTGTAATCCTTTCGTGGAACGAATCTTCCGCAAGCGCAACGACCAAGCCATTTTCGATTGCGTTTACGCTTATTCTTGTTGTCTCCCCTTGTTCCCAAGTAGCCCACAATCGTTATTCTGCCGCGTTGAGTACCAATCAAGTTTTTCATGTTTGGCGGCACCGGAACAGTTTGGGGGCGCTTGTCCCAGCATATGCCAGCATCATACTCGGGAATATATTCAAAGCCTTTGCTTGCCACCCTGCCTGCTTTTGAGTCAACAGGAGAAAGCTCTTTGTTTTTGTGTGTAATGGTGTTCACGCCCCGATTCTCCTTTTGTCAAGCAGTGCTGACCCGGCGAACCGAGCCAGCACCGCAGTTGATTTACGCAGCCAGCACCTTCCACTCGCTGGGCTTGAGTTCCATGATCTGCCCACCGAGCCGCTCAAGCTCTGTGGCCCGGTCATAGTCGGCCACATCCTGCGATGTCCTGGTGACCGCATTGAGCAGTCCGTACTTCGACAGGTCGCCACCTTCGATCAAGTGGTTCAGCACGCCAGTGGATTCGCTCTCGTTGAGGCTGAAGCGCTTCGTGACTTCCTCCACAACCTTGTCCGGGCGCTTGTCCATCTTGGCCTCAGTGGCCGCTTTCATGCCGTTGAGCATCATCAGAAAAGTCTTCTCGGTCAGGACACCGTCGACAACGTCGGTCACCTTCATAAAGAACGCCTTGTTGTCGGCCTGGATCGTTTCCTGGCGCAAGAACTGAATCTGATCCTGCGTGTCGGCCTGCTTGCCGATGTGGTACTTGTGGATGCCGTAGTCGGGCTGGATCATTCCGTTCATGCACACAAGGCGAAGCATGAGGGGATCGACCTTCACGCCACCTGCGCCGACCTCGCTGTTGCTGACGACAAGCCCGGCCTGCACTGTGTCGCCGACTTTCACATCACCCTGCAACCTGTCGGTCACAGCCTTGATGTACATGCGTCGTTCGGTGAGTTCACAGGACTCGATCCGACAACCGATATTGATCAGCTTCGGCAGGATCGCTTCAGCCAGATCGAAGTTGTCAATCGGGCGATAGCGATCCGACAGGAACGCTCTCACCCTGCCGTCCATCGTGCGCAGCATTCTGCGTTCGGGACTTTTGTTGAACCAGTGATTCACGTTGTTTGCGAGCAGCACGGGCGCATCGCTGCGCATTCTGTCGTAGTACTTCTTGGGGATTTGCAGGCGATCCGCAATCTGGCCGTGAGCATGTGTCGTGATTCCGAGGTCGTGGCCGTTCAAGCCTGCGATGTGGGATGCGTCCGGTTCCATCACCAGAGCATTTGTGGTTGCGACAAAATCCTTTTTGGATTCCATCTGCCGCGTGAGTTCTGCTGCGAGTGAGTTGAGGCTTCTTCCTGTCTTCATTTGATTCTCCTTCCTCCCGCGCACCGCAGTGCAGACCGGGCAGGTTGGTTGGTGTTATAGATATGAATACATAGCCCCGCGCAGTCGTAATGCTGCCGGGGTCGCCTGTCAGCAGGCCATCGTATCTGTGAGCATAGGCATTCTCCTTTCTGCGGGTCGTTGGGATTCCCGCTAAATGAGGTTTGAGAAATTCACGCTCTTGACGTTGATGTCGTTTGTGTCTTCTGCTCTTGCCAGCAGGTTGCTCCACGCTTCCTCGCCGAAGCCTGCGGTCACGCTCTGCTTTGACATGATCTTGCTGGCCGATCCGTCGCTGCGCGAGAACTGCACGATCTCTTTGGTCGGGTCGATTTCGATTCTCATGGTGATCTCCTTACGCAGACCCGCAGCGTCGAACTGCCGGGCCTGCCGATTGGGTTTGTTTTACTGTGCTTCTGCGACTGCGACCTTCTTCAGCTTTTCCTCGTTGAACTCTCGGATGAATTGCTGCAATTCCTCGTCAGCTTTTTTGTACGTTTCGGTTTTGTGATATAGAGAGGATGCGGGATCGTCATCGATCGAAACGATGCCGCTTGTCTCGCACACCTTCTCCAGTGCGGAGGTCAGGATGAAGTCGGCCACGAATGGCTGCGTCTTGAGAAGGTGACTGGCGAGGTTGTCGATCATTTCGCCGTAGGTCTTGCCGGGGATGTTGGTCTGTGTCTTTTTCATTCGATCCTCCTTTTCGCGTACCCACCTTTCGGCCAAGCACGCCGGGTTGGTATGTATATGAAGAGAGAAGAGAGAGGCTCCTTTCTGGAAAGGGTGAAGTGATTCGGTAGGATGCTGATCGCTCATCGATTCAACCAACCGTTTCCAGTTCGTATCACGATGCACCACAGCACCCTACTGAACCACTTCGTGATTCAGCGTTGACTCGCGTTGTCGAACGGTCACGACTGCATCCCTGCACTATCGCGCCGCACTCCCGGTTTATCCGTATCCTGCGAGTTGGCGTGCGTCCCGTGTCGGGTTCCGCTTGCGCTCACTTCGATTCGCTCCACCGTTGCGTCAGTATTTGGTTTTGCTCCTCTCGTTCCGCGCCGCCGATGTTCATGGATCGTTTTGGGCTTTCCCGGTCAGGGTCTGCGCTGGAGTCACCAATAGGTCGTTCACTCCTGCCTCGCCCTGCCTGCCCTGTCTCTCGTCCTACCTCCTTTTGCTTTGCTGCCCAACCGACTTTCGATCTACTCATAGTATATGATTATAAGGAGGGAAGATCAAGATTTTTTGGAGGTCATGTCCTGGGGTGCCTGGAATTGGCGATTTCAGCCTGAATTCAGCGTTTTTGACGATTCTCCTTTTGTCAAGTTTTGGTGCTACTTGACAAAGAGGGAACGGTTTTGAATCGCGTCGTGCTTGACAAAGCGGGAAGGCTATTGTACGTTGTTGGTATGCGTGTGTTACTTTTGATTTTGATTGTGTCACTCCTCAACTGCGCGAGCCATCGCAATTCGATAGCGCTTGACAAAATGCGAAAAGACATTATCGAAGTTCGGCTGCAACTCATCCTGCATGAGGTGTACCTGGAGGAGATGATGGAGAAGGTGAAGGGCATGGAAGAAATGCCGACGAGGTGTGAAAGGATAAAGGAGGATTGAATGGGCGAGAAAAGCTGCGGCGACTGTATCCACTGCGAGGTGTGTGCGCTTCGCATTTCATCGATGATGAGTGACGCGGAGTTGAAGGACTTCTGCTCGCACTTCGTGGATCGGGAGGATGAGGCCGAAGAGAAAAAGGAAGACCCGGAAGCATTCGAGGAGCAGGCCAGTGCATGGGTTGAGGTGTACCATTTCTGCCAGAAGCTCGGCATGTGGGCGAGGGGCAGCAAGAAGTCAGGCAAAGAGGCAGTGCTGGATTTCATCGCTGAGTTGTGGAACGCGAAAGCTTTGAGCGACAGGAAGCAGGAGGATGCGGAGAAGTGGCGAAAGAAGCTCAAAGAACCAGTAATCTACATGTGTGGCAGAGTGCCGTGTTTTAGTACTGTGTGTACGTATGACCTTGCGTGCCACTACAAAGTGCCGCGATCCGTTGCGATGAAGGAACCAGACAGTCAATCCCCTGGAGGCCAAGAATGCTCGACGACGTTGTGAGGGATCACGCAATCCAGAAGCTTCAAATGGAGGTAAGCGAACTGCGGTTCGACGTTGCGATGATGCAGCGCAGGGCCGAGCTTGGCCGTGAGGTGGAGAAGGTGAAGAGAGAAAACGAGGCTATGAGACAGGAACTCGAAGCGGCTTACTCAAGGGAGCAGCAACTGTCTACGCATGTCTGCACGCTGCACTCACGGCACAACTTCTTTCATCGTTGTCTTTTGGGTATTCTCCCCGGCCCGTGCCCAGTAAAGCCATGCAAGCTTAGGAGAGTTGGCTGATGGCAGGCAAAGCGGCAAGAAACGTGCGTGAGTGGTATGCCTTTCATGGTGGCGAGGAGATGGATGTAAGCCTTGTGGAGGCATCAGTTGTTTGGGATGCAGCGGTCAGGTCGGTAACGCAGGGTAGGCCACTGATGGCAGGCAAAAAGAAATGTCGCATCGTTGAGCGCACGCTTGTGGATGGTCGCGTTGAATACGTGATCCAGCAGAAGCATTTTCTGTTTCGGTGGTGGTGGGTGGACGCATGGGTTAACAGCGCCGCTGGAGCAGCGTGTCGTGACTGCTTCTCGACGTTGGGTGAAGCTTATGATAACGTGCGCTACTTCGATGGCCGCAAGCCAGTAGACAGGGTGGTGGGGTGATGGCAGCAGGTAGCAAGTATCCAGCAAAGGTGAGAGCAAAGGTTCGTGCCGCCTACGAGGCAGGTGAGGGGAGTGCGCGTGCGTTATCGAAAGCTCATTCCGTTCCAGAACCGACGATTCGTTTTTGGATGAAGCAGGACAAATGGAAGAAGGGCAAGCTCAAGAAGGTCATCGAGAAGAAGATCGCCGACAAGAACATCAGCGTCGCCGCGAAGCTCGGCATCACACCTGAACGTGTGCTGAAGGAACTGGGCCTGCTCGCTTTCTCCAAACTCTCCGACTACATTGAGGTTGCCGACGGTGGAGAGATCACGGTCAAGCAGTTTGAAGAGATGCCTGCCGATGGGCCACGCGTCATCAAGAAGATCAAAGAGAACCGGGTCATCAAGGAGAATGCCGACGGCCAAAGCACGACGGTGTACGACAAGATCGAGATCGATCTGTACGATAAGCTCACGGCCCTGGACAAACTGGGCAAGCACCTCGGCCTGTTCACTGACAATGGTGCGGGTGACAAGCCTCCAGAACCTCCAAAAGAAATCGAAGTGATCATTCGCCATGCCACTGAAAGACGGTAAGTTCACACCGATAGAGCTTCCAGATAAGCACGCCCATGTGCTTCTCAATAAGTCACAGCCTTGGCGTTACCGCAGCCTGCATGGTGGCAGGAACGGAGCGAAGGACTGGTCAGTGTCTGGCGTTGTCATCGAGCGTGCGATACGTCAGCCGATCCGCGTGCTGTGGACTCGCGAAATTCAGAAGACGATCAAAGACTCGGTGTATCAACTCAACGTCGATACGATCAAGCGCTTGGGATACGAGCAGTACTACAAGATCGGCAGCACAGAGATCAAAGGAACGAATGGTGCCGCGTTCATGTACAGCGGCCTGCGCGACCTGTCTGTCGAGCAGTTGAAGTCGATAGAAGGTGTGGACTTGTGTGTGGTCGGTGAGGCGCAGAACCTTACCGAAAAAAGCTGGAACGTTTTGAATCCAACCATACGCAAACCGGGCAGTGAGATATGGCTGGTCTACAATGATCACTCGAAGAAATCTTTCATCCATCGATTGGTCGTTACGAATCCCCCGGCAAACATGATCTCTGCTCATGTCAACTGGACTGATGTTCCACGCGAGTGGATCAGTCAGGTGATCTACGATCAAGCTACGACAATGAGGGAAGAGAATGAACTGCTCTACAATCGCATATGGGGTGGCGAGCCGGGCGAAGGTGGGCAGTTCTTTCCAGAGTTTGGCTCGCACCTTCGGGTGCAGCCTTTCAACATTCAGCCGCATCAGTGCAACCTCTACGGCTCCCTGGACTATGGCGACGGGCAGGGAGAGAATGCGAGCGCAACGTCGTTCGGCCTGTGGCACATCGATCCTGACAAGCGGCCACACAGACTGTTCACGTACTACAAGCGCCACCAGAACGCTGCGACGTATGCACGGGAGATTCACGCGATGATCCGTGCGTTCCCTCACACGCAGGGAACCATGCCGAAGAGGATTCTCGCTGATCCGTCCATGTTCATCAAGGTGCGGCATGACGACAACTTCTCCAAGAGCGTTGCCGACATCTTCGCAGATCACGGCCTGACTCTCACGCCTGCGAACAATGACCGAGTGAATGGCTGGAGAGTGATGCGCAACTACTTCGGCCTGGATAGCACTGGCGTGCCTCGGTCTTTCTACTGGGCCGGGTACAACGACGAGTACGAGAACTTCATCCCGACTCTTGAGCAGAAGGAAACGAACCCGGACGACTGTATCAAGGGTGGTGAGGATCATGTCGCAGATGAGGCCAGGTATTTCTTCGTGGATGCTATGGGCGTGAACTCATCCTCTGCCGCAGTGAAGGAGGAGAGGGATCGCAAGGTCGTGAGCAGGATCGAGTTGATTCAGAGACTGAATGAGAATGTGGTTTGCAGGGAAACGGGGTATTGATGAAGTGCGAAAATGATTTGTGTGGTCTGTGTATAGATGATGGTTTTTGTGCGTTTTCTCGCACAAAAAAATACGGTTGCCATCAGAGAGAAAAAGCCAAAGGCCGTGCTGCCCTCACTGAGTGGGCGGAGAAGCAGATTAAGGCGGAACTGCTGGGGTTGAAGGCTGACATTCTTGACTGTTTGAAGGAAATTGAGAAATATGATGTTCATCACCCGGATTGGGCGCAGGACGAGGAAAAGTGGATGGTTTCTTACCTTTCCGAGTATTTCTGTCTTGTATTGATGTTGGAGCAGGCGAAGGGGGAGTGCTGACATGATGTCCTACACAAGCACGATTCATCCTACAGATTGGCTGATCGAGCAGGGATGGCCGACGCACCTTCTCGGCAGGCCCACAGCATTTGTTGATGAAAGGGATTGCGATGGACTCAATTTACATCATTTTGCGGTGAGGTCGTGGAGCGGGGTGGAAGCGCACTACTCATTCTCCGTTCCACCGTGCGCAGGCGCATGGATTGCAATCAAAATGGCGCAGCACGCAGTTCAGGAGGTTGTGGGTGCGACTTGGGGTAGGGCGAAAGAGGCAGAGGCTGCACTCATTGATGTTTACATGGTGGAAGCTCCGAAGGAAACCGTTTACGATACACTGGAAGTCGTTCGGGAGGCACTGACATGATCATGGTTGAGTTTGCGCGTCGGCACACCGTGAGTCCAAAGGGATGTGACACGGCCATCCACACGGGGATCAGCAAGGCGGTACGCCATTGCGCCATGGCTCCATTGGTGACTGCCCGAATCCAGTGCCGACACGTAAGCGCAACGCGAGGCAGCTATGCATGAGAAACGCAAAGAGTACGACGGGCTGATCATCCCGCAGGGAACGTATCGAAACACTGTGACGATAAAGCAGATGTCGTACTGCGTCAAAGCCTCTGAGCTTGACGGCTGTGCGGGCCTGCCGTGCAGGGAGTGCCTGTTCTTTGTCGCGAACCTGAAGACGTTTGAGAAGTGGGACAAGGGGAGGGGGTAATGAGTGGCTTACCGAAAGGCAAACCGATTCTGTGCGTGGACTTTGATGGCGTGATTCACAGCTACAAAAGTGGCTGGAAGGGGCCGCGCTGCATACCAGATTGGCCTGTGCCGGGTGCGCTCGAATGGCTGTGGCGTGCGACAAAAGCGTTTGACGTGCAAATCTACTCAAGCCGTAGTCGATATTTCGGCGGCAGGCGTGCGATGAAAAAATGGCTCAAAACGTGGTATCGCGTTGATTGCGCTTTGCCAAGTGCAAAAAAAGTAGGAAGTTGGCAGTTTTCGTTTATCGCAGAGACAGCATTCGCTGACCCGTGGGAGGAGGAGATCGAATTCGCAATTCGCAACTTACTGCGGAAGATCAAATTCCCAACAGAAAAGCCTGCGGCATTCCTGTCCATAGACGACAGGGGATATCGCTTTACAGGGGAGTTTCCTGTCCTGGAAGAGCTTCTCCTGTTTAAGCCATGGAACAAGAAATGACATCGCGCACCGTGCTTCACCTTCCTTTCGTTGTCTGCGTCCACACCGAGGGTGGAGAGTTCGGCGCGATGCCGCTCGGAGCTTTCCGCGCACTCGACGGTGCGATGGATTACATGCAGTTGGTTCGCCTGCGCCAGATTAAAACGAATCGCATGGATCGCGTGATCGACCTATTCAAGGATGGATATCTGTATGCCGTGCATGACTGCATCACAGAGTCACGCGTGCCGCCTGGAAAGTATTACGAGGATCGGCTGGTTGAGCGACTGTTTCTGATCACCGAGAAGAAGATCGAGACATCTCAAATCTATCGACAGGAGTATGCGTGAAGGAGGCCGGGGAATAAACAGGCAGGCGCATAGACAGGGGTGGTAGTAGTGCCTCTATGACAACACCCAAGGGAGCAGGGTGTCGAGATGGCCATCCCACTACCGCCCCTGGCCTGCTGAAAGGGGGAGAGGGTGAAGCATTGCACTTGTGACCTGTGCCACATGAGCCGCCAATGGAATCAAGCTGTGGGCAAGAAGAATATCAAGCGCATGTGCCAGCTTTACGATGAGGTGTGGGAACGCATGGCGAATGCCGAGACTGAGTTGGCCATGGAAGACTTGAAGCGAAAGAAGGAGGCAGGGGAGCGAAAGGGGAGTTGACAAAATGCGACAGTGCTTGACAAAATGCGAGTCTCATTGTAAGTTAGGAAGCGTATGAACAAACAGGTAATCTTCGTTTGCGAGACATGCGGCCACGGTGCCACCAGCATGTCCGACCTCTGCCCTCACCTCAAAGCAAAGTATGATCGCCACGTTCAGCGGAAAGCTGCTCCACAAAAGGCGAACCTCACACTGTTCAAATTCAACGACGAGATCAAAAAGGCTGTGCGCAAGATGAAGCACCTCGGTCACGACGACATCTGCTTCGTGATGAATCGCACGGCAAAGATCAAGCTCGGTGACGGCTTCACGAACGTGCCGAGGTTTTGCGTTGACCCGGAGGGAGAGAGGTATCGCGGCATTCGCTTGTTTTTCGATCCACTGATTCCGGTTGAGCGTGCCGGATTTTTCTTTCCTTATGATTTACTGATAGAGAGAGCGAGGCAGCAGGGCCATGCATGAGGTCTTCGAGTTCTTCCTGGCCCTCGTAGCCATAGGTATCGGCATCGTGTTTCCGTTGTCTTGGTTCGTATGTAACAAACCTTTACCATAAGCCAGAGGAGTTGCGGATGAGAAAAGGGCTTTTCGTTTTGATGCTGGCAGCAGTAGTCGGTGCTGCTGGCCTGCCGTTCACAAACACAGAGATCGTATGGGAGGACTCTCTCCGCATCGATTCCACAGAGACAAAGTACACGACCTACTTCGAGCTTGATGCTGGCGTTTACAAGACACTGCTCGTCGAGGGCCGTGACGACACCAACTGGGCCGCAGATAGTGGGTGGTCATCGTCCTGCACCAGTTCGGTTGACATCAGTTGGCTCCAGGTATTCCCGGTAACGAACGAGTATCGCACAGACCGGGACAGCAGGATCGTTCCTTCGGGCTACTACAAATACATGTGTCGCTTGCCCTCTCATGCTCACCCGGACAGCACGACGCTGCACCCTACGGAGTTCATGGTTTTCGATTCTCTCGTCATTGGAGAGATGGAGACTGCTGCCGTGTATCTGCGAAATAGCACGGAGGACACAGCCCTCGCAGGAGGTGTGGTCGATTACACGTATGGCGACACACTTGCGACATTGCAGACCAACGGCCTGCGCTTCGGTGCGTTTCAATACTCGGCACTGCCAGCTGACTGGTCGCCTGCCGGGTGCCTCAAGGTCAAAGGGACGACTGCGAATGAAAAGCGTGGGGCAGGATCGTTCTGGCGCTTTCGTGTCTACCAGATGAAGAATCTCCCTGCGAGAGGAAAGTAATGTTCTACGACGTTCGCACATCGAATCCGACACCTTGGTACGCGATGAATTCCCGCGAGAACATCGCGGGGCTTGCGCTGTGCCTGCTGATGGTTGTGGCGATCTGCCCGTACCGTCCAGGCTATGACATGGAGAAGATGCGTGCGACGATCATCTCTCTGACCGGGCTTGCGGCCATTGCTGTACTCCTGGTGCGCGGAGAGTTTCCTGCGACATCGTTGGTGTTCGCGCCATTCTTCGGATACGTTGTCGTGCGTGCGCTTTTCAGCTTCACACCAGGATACACATGGTATGAGATTGCGCGATACGTTGGCATCTACGGGCTGATTGTGTATGCGGCAAGATGCCCTCGGCCTTGGGTTGCGATCTCCATCGTGCTGTGTGCCGTCGTTCAGTTTGTGGTGAAGGAGTTTGAGTTGATAAAGTTCCAGCACCAGTTTACCAATCTTGGATACGGAACTGTGCGCAATCTGATCCGGTACGCTACGATCATGTTTGCCGCAGGCATCGCATCGTTCGCATTCGTGAGCAAGCAACGGCCTAAGTGGGCCATCGTTGTTTTGTGCGCAGTCGGAGCTTACGCGACGTATCAAGCAGTCATCGTCAGGAGTCACACGCTGATCGCAGTCTGTGGGCTGACGGCACTGATCGTCGTTGTGTTTTTCGTAAAGGGATGGGTCGTTCGCGTGGTGATACTGGCGGCGTGCGTTGCATCCATTATGTTCTCCAGCAAAATGAACTGGGCTGTAGCGTCCGGTGGAGCCAAAGCCTACACGCTTGACAAAGTGCGAGAACCTCTGTGGCAGACTCTCGCTGATGAGGCGACGCTGATGGGCCGCGGCCTTGGTGGATGGGAACTCCTGGCCGGGTCGCTTGGACATGAGGGTGCCGGGCATCCGCATAACAGCATTGGGAAAATGTTGTTCGAGCTTGGCGTTCCTGGGGTAACACTTTTTCTCCTGGGCGTAACACTGATGGTTGTGTTTGTCTGCGTGTGGGGCAAAGAGGCAGCATGGTTTGCCGTTGGTGCAGGCATGGTTCTTGTTGCGACAACCACAAACGATCTGTTTGGCTATAACGACGTAGTGATGATGTGGAGTCTGCTGACCGGAGGTGCGCTCCATGTTTCGTGAAATGACCAGAGTTCTCGTCGTGCTTTTTGCCGCCATGCTGTTCTTTGTCGTACTCGACAGGAATGCAGTCGAGTGCAACATTGCAGACGCAAAGCGCATGAACAACCCGGCCAAGATCATCGAGACTGACTTCCTTGAGGCGCGATACGTGCGCTCGATCCTTGCTTGGGATTATGCCTGCAATGAAGAGAGACTGAACTCGCAGCTTCGCCAGAGACTGATGGGTGCCGCGTATGCAGACATGGCAGAAGTCCAGCGACTCGCGCCGGGCTACAAAGAATCTCGATCTGTTTTTGCACAAATGAATGAAGCGAGGAAGTGAATGTTCAAACCCAATGAAGAGAACGTCAAGAAAGCTTTCGAGTACGTGAAGGAGAACGTAACGAACTTCTTCAACTCGCAGGAATACAGCAATTACTATGATCGGTTTGCTCGACGGCTCAAGGCGTATCGCAGGCAGCATGACACCAATGCGCCGAAGTGGAGAAGCAAGCTGCACTTCGCCACGTTCTTCCTGGGCTGCAAGGCACTCGACATCGCTTTTAAGAAGTCGCACCGCAACGACCCGTTCATCACCATTGCCCTGGAGAACTCGAAGACTGCCGACCCTTCCGCTATCGAGAAGGCCCGGCTCGCACATTACGACATCAATCACGATCTGTACATCAGCAATTTCTCCAGCGTGCTTGACCGCATGTACTGGTACGTCGAGATGGTCGGCGGGTGCGTCGGCAGAGAGTACGTGTACAGCGACCAAGTGCAGTCCGTTCGCAGAGAGCGGAAGGAAGACATGTACGGATTCGATCTCGGTGCGCGTGAGGTGCAGGACGTTGTTCGCAAGGAACACACGAAGACCGATCTCATCCACCCGCTCAACTATGCACACAACCTGACAAAGCCCGACTTCCTCAATAGCCGTTGGGGCGCATGTCGTTTCGAGGTGCCGCCTGTCGAGATTTACAAGATGCTGAAGAACAAGGACTACTATCAGCCCGGCGTGAAGAAGCTCATCGACGAGATCGAGAAGTCCGACCCGAAGAAGTCTTGGACGATTGGTAAGGACACGTTTTACGCGGAGTCCTACGACAACAAAAGCGGCGCGATCAATTCGTTGGTGCTTTACGAATACACTGGCGACTTCAACTACAAAGGCAACTACGACGACAACTCGCTGTACTACATGCTCTACAGCAAAAGCTACGACTGTGTCCTGTCGATTCGGAAGAGCCAGTTCCCGCGCAAGCATCTGTGGAAGCTCGCAGTGTATCAAGACCCGTATGGGCCTTTCCAGGTTGGGCCGTGTGACTCCCTGCTGCCGCTGAATCTATGGAAGAACTCAACGGTCAACCAGTACAACGATTATGCGAACGCGACGCTGAAATACATGTGGGAGGTTGACCCGGAGAAGATCACAGGTGGACTGAACTCCCTCGTCAACGGCCTGCCGGGCGGCTTGATCCTGGCCGAGCCGGGGCAGTTGGGTCAGACCATGAAGTCGCTGAATCGCGACAGGAGCAGCCTGCCGCCCGTCGGCGACATTATGGACATCCTTGAGAAAGAAATCGAGAGCGTAGGCCCGTCAAGTAACCTTCGGGGCAAGGAATCGGGCCAACTTAATGATACGGCGACAGGGATCGGCCTCATGGCGCAGCGAGAGGACGACCAGATCGCAGCCCTGCAAGACGAGTGCGATGACGGGATCGTGGATGCGATCCAGTTGAAGATTCAGAACCGTCAGAAGTTTATGACGCAGCCCGTCGTCGGAGAGATGGAAGGTAACAGCGACTCTGATGTCGCGCCGATCCAGTACTTCCCTTGGGAACTGGCCGGGCAGGAATTTGTCGCAAAGGTGCGGCGCGAAACGTCCGACATCCAGAGCGGAAAGTACATGAGCTTTCTCAAACTGATCGGTGGACTCATGGCCGCGGGCGTTGGCACACCTCAAGCACTTGGAAGACTCGCAAAGAAGGTCGGTGAGTCGATGGGCATTGATGAGGTGGACGAGTTGGGCTTGGACAATCCGATGCCGCCGCAGATTCCAGGCGGGCCGCAGGGTGCTGCGCCGCAGGGTGGATCGCCAAACTTGAGCGGGCCGGGCCTGCCCGAAGCAGGAGGTGCTGGTGCTGCGATGGCTTGAGCGTAAGGTCTACGTTCCAGTGGTAAGCGACGAGAGGTCGCGCCAGGACAAGTGGAACGATGAGGATTACTTGCGGATCGTGAAAGCGTTCAAGAACAACAAAGTGTTCATGTCGGAAGTTACTCACGCACTGGCACTCCTGAGAGAGCAGGCCGATGCGTGTCAAAGCGTAAGCGAACTGAAGGGGATTAACCGGGGCATCCAGGCAGTGAAAGCACTGATGACTGCGCCAGACCGTGCGGGTGCGCAGTTGCAAGCCATGCGGGGAGATTATGAATGAGCAAGCCATCGAGAAAACGCGGCACGACATACGTGCGATGCTTATCGAAGAGCAACTCGTCGCCCCTCACGAATTTGATTGCTACGTCCTGGTCAACCACAAAACTGGCATCGAGGAGTGCGACAGCAGGATCGATCTCAAAGGGTACGAGCGGAAGAGTGCGCTTCGACGATCTGATGACCCTGACGAGATCGTTAGAATACGGATCACCGAGAAGGTCGTTGACTTCATACGGAAAACGGTTGACGAGGAGAATCCATCTTTGCGGTGCATCATCTCTGTGAATGGTGGCTGTAGCGTGAGCATCACAAAATGAATGAGAGAAGTATTCCGAAGTGGCTCGCCGATCTGCTGGTGACAAAGATCACGCGACGATGGACAGGGTCACTGACGATTTGTTTTTCAGACGGTGGAGTAAGAAACGTGCATCGAGAAACTGAAGTGACACACCCTCCCAAGAAGGTGGAAGCATTCAAAAGACCATGATCATCTCACGGTGAGGTGATACAAAATAACCGGGTTCCCTCGCATTGGCCCCGTCGTTGGAGCAGGACTTACCTCCTTTCACCTGCTCCGCGATGGGGCTTTTTGTTTGTGGGCCTCAACACAAGGAGTTCTGCAATGGCAGAAGAAACCACTCAATCAACCGACACAGGTACAAGCACGCCGACAGAACCTGTCGCAAACGCCGGGACACAGATGGACTCGTCCTCTGCGGCCAAGTTGCAAGGTGCGTCGAGCCAAGGTGGAATACCTGACGGTGGGAGTCAGTCGAGTCAGGATGAAGGTAAGCCCGGAGCGGAAGCCGACAAGGCAAAGCCGCCGAAGGAACCTGCCGCAGACGCGGGTGACAAGAAGGTCATCGACCTTGATCCCAACGAGAAGAAGTGGCTCGAAAGCAAGAACCTGAGTCTCGACGGGTTGGACGTTTCAAGCGAGGCTGTGCGAACGCTCATCAAGAATGCGCGGAACGCAGAGTCAAAAATGAATGAGGCGATCAACAAGGCCAAGGCGCAGGAAGTTGCCGATGCTGCCAGGAATGTTCCGAATCCTGCCGCCACGAAAGAGGAGCGCAAGACTGAACTCGATCTCTTCGAGGAGAGGTTCGAGGCCACGCTGGACAATGCACTCTTCGTGAATGGCGTGCAGTCCATAGAGGAGCTTGCGAAGGTCAATCCCGATGCAGCCAGAAACCTCGACAGTATCTACATGCGCGAACGCCAAAAAGCTTGGGAAGCGGAGAAGGATGCGCAGGAGAGGATTAAGGCTGAAGCGAAAAAGGTCGAGCAGGACAAGGTGCGCTTCAAGACCGAGATGGACAACGCCGAGAGGCAGATGAATGAAAACCTCATCTCCCTCAAAGCCAAAGAGCCAGAGGTCGAGGCACACATGAAGAACTCCGGTGCAGATGCTGTTCTGCAAAAGATCGAAGCAGATGCTGCGTGGCCAAAAGCTTTTGTCTTGAGCAACCCGGAGATGCTCTCCTGGTTCGCGAAAGCTTCCAAGGCCATCACCATGATGAACGACATGCCGAAGCTCGAAGAGAAGTGGCGTGCCGATTACGAGAAGCAGCTTGCAGAGCAGGCAACGGCAAAGCTCACGCCTGCGGATGCTGGTGGTGCCGACACTACCAAAAGCCGCATGGCGTCACGTGTTCAACAAATCGCGGCGAACCGACGGTTCTGACCGCACAACCATAAGGAGTAGTTGCTATGTCCACGACAGGTAACGCAAGCAAAGTCACCGGCAATGCCTCAACCGAGCAAAGACTCGATGTCGATGTGTCCGACATCCTGTTTCACACTGGTGAACCTTCAGACACTCCCATTATCGCCTTGAAAGGCGGGAAGCTTTACCTCGGCGGTGGAGCCACGCCGAAAGACGTTCCCGGCAGGATCAAAAGCGAGATCGCGAACGAGGTCGATTACAAGATCATCGAGAAAGACCCGCTCGCCCGTACCGCACAGGCAAGCTCCGCAGTTGCCAGCACTTCCGAGGAAACCATCCCGGTTGACAGTCAGACCTCTGTGTATGTTGGCGACCTTCTCGTCAACAAGCGCACAGGCGAAGTGATGTACTGTCACACCCGCACCAGTGCAACGTCCCTGGAGTGCAAGCGTAATCTCGGTTCGACTTCCTACGAAATTGCAGACGACGATGTGTTCTACGTCAGTTCGTATGCGACCAAGCAGGCCGGGTCGAAGCGTGGAATGAATAGCCAACTGGCTGCGCCCCGCACTCGCTACTGCCAGATTTTCAAGCGTTCCTTTGGTGTGTCCGACACCCTGCTCAATGTGCTGCTTGTGACCCAAAAGTCCGAGTGGGACGAGGAGATGACGCAGGCCATGGTCAACCACAAGATCGACATCGAGAACGCGCTGTGGTATGGCCCTGGAGCCGACAGCACAACCGATGCCGACTCGAACACGGTTTACCTGACTCGCGGCATCCTCAACGAGATCGGCGCGGATCGCACCATCGATTGCAAGGGCGCAATGGATGAGGCCACTTTCTTTGGCGAAGTCGCCGAGAAGGTGTTCGAGTATGGCCCGTCCCGCAAAATGCTTTTCGCCGACGCGAAGTTTCTCACCCGGCTGAACGACTTCTCCCGCGTGAAGCAGCAGACCAAACCCAAGATGACCGATTACGGCGTATCCGTAGCCGAGGTCGAGACAGGCCATGGAATTCTCGATGTGGTGCGGTGCGGCGTGTTCAACAAGCACGTTGAAGTGTCGGCGCAGGGGTTTGCTGTGGCTCTTGACCTTGACGCGATTGCGTACAAGCACATCAAGAATCGTGACAGCAAATACCAGGTGGACATCCAGACTCCTGGTGACGATGCCCGTGAGGGTCAGTTCATCACCGAGGCCGGGGTTTCTGTGCGGTTGCTCGACCACCACAAGATCATCAAAAACATCTAACGGTGGAGTCAGTGTAACGAAACAATAACCATTTTTCTCGAAGGAGAATTTGTTATGCGTAAGATTCTTTTGGCTGTGCTGGCTCTGGCTTTTGCCGTCAGTGCAGCGACCACGGTTCAGCTTGGTGACACGGTGAAGGCCAGTGTCGGCGACGTTGACACCATCATGCTCCACGACGCTTCCGCAGCTTCGGTTGACACGTTCGATGCTGGTGAATGCTGCGCGTATGGCCCGTACTCCCTTACCAATGCACGGGGCAACCCGATGTATAAGGGATTTCAGCTTTACGCAAAGGCCATCACGGGAACGTCCCCCACGATGAACTTTGCCTACCAGCTTATCACCGGGACGACCATGGCTGACACGATGGGTTTGTGGACTGTCATCGACACACTGGATGGAACTGGCGCGAATGCATACGTCGACCTGTCTGACAAGGCGGGCCGGGCCATCGTGTTCCGCGTATACAACTACGACGGGACGGAGTGTCAGATTCCCAATGTGCTGGGTGTGATGCGCAAGCACAACACGACAGTAAACCTCAACAAGTAACGACAGCGAGCAGGGGCGGCGCAATCCGTCCCTGCTCCTCTGTAGGAGAAAACATGGCAAAGAAAAAAGAAGTCGAAGTCGTGCGAAAACAGCAGAACACATCTGCGCATCGCGTTGCAGTTGCTGGCGGCAAAAGCAAACTGGAGCTTGACCGGGAAGAGTTCAGTAAGGAAAAGGCAAAGGCAGTCCCGAAACTTGTCGAGGACTTCGTTCGCTTCGAGGGTGCTGGCGTGCAGATTCTCAAAGTGTTCAAGGCCGATCCGTCCGATCCGTCGAAGAAAGTGGAGAAGAAGTTCGCAGTGGACTTTGGCCAGAACTACACGTACATGGCCCGCGACAAAGACTTGATCGCGGAAATGAAAAAGCTCGGCTACAAAATCCTGGGAGAATAAATGGCCACACTTGCGCAGATCAAAACGCGCATCGATGATGAGTTGGCCATTGCCGGGAGCTTCAAGAGTCAAGTCAAGGAGAACATCGTTCAAGATGCCTTGATGCGCCTGTGCCGAAAAGCCGACCCACTCATCAGTGCGAACATGGCCGTCACCGTTTCTGAAGGTGTCGGGCCATACAACATTCCTGCGGCGATTGATCGCATTGACCGAATCTACAACAACGCCACCACTCCAGCAGTCATCAACTTCAATACAGACCTGCGCAAGCGTGAGGTGACACTCCTCTCCGCTCCGTCCGACGACGGGAACTTTGTCGTGTACGGAACTCCGCGAGCTTTGCGCACGAACCTCGAAACCATTGTCGCCGCACTGCCAGAGAATTACGAGGATGTGCTGTGGCAACTGGTACGCGCATTCGCGATGCGGCAGGCCGGGGCTATGGAAACGTTCAAGCTTGAGCGCAACGCAGCAGACGACGAGATCGCGCAGCTTCGGTTCGCGAGGAACCGTGACCTCGATCAGTACTCGATGCCCGTGCAGCAGATTGACACTGTCGGAAATGTTGTCGCAGACAAGGACAACGTAGAGGGAACAGAAGAAGATATTGACGATTACCTGGAGAGTGACCTTTGAGCGGATTCGGTGCAATTAAGACCGGGCCATTCGTGAAGCTTGACGGTGGAGTGGACGAGTACCACGAACCAGCAGAGATCGGATCGAATAAGCTTCAGGGGCAAGGCAAGACGACGGACATTCACATCGATGGTGGCGTGCTAAAAGTGCGCCCACGCAAAGACCTTTGGGGGCCGTCGTTTGACAACGCTTTCAGAGGTGCGATTGAGTACATTGACCCAGATGGAAATGCTCGGTTACTTGTAGCTTCCAACAAAACTATTTATGAGGTTGATGCAAGCAGCAAGACCGGGCGAGACACAAATCCAACGACCGACGAGGACTTGCATTTCCATGTCCACCGGGGTCGTTGTTGGTATAACGGTGAGAACACGCAGCGCAAGATCACGCGCACGACAACTGCGCGGGTTGGCGTTGTGGCTCCAGAGACTGCGCCGACAGCGGCATCTGGCGAAGGCACGGGCCTGACCGGGTCATATGCGTGGAAGTACACCTTCGTGATCGAAGAGGATGGAGTGAAGAAGTGGGAGAGCGATCCATCGTCTGCGAGCGAGAGTGTGAGCCTGTCGAATGAGGACGCGACGATCACTCCTGCTGCGAGCGGAGACTCCCGTGTAAACGCACGCTACATCTACCGGACGAGTGCGAGCGGAACATCCTACCAGTACGACGGCAAGATCAGCAACAACACTGAAGGTGCGACCTTCACCAGCAGTCAGGCCGACGCACTGCTCGGCGACCTCGTAGAGGCTACGCATGGCGTGCCTGCGGTTGGTGAGATTTCCGAGGGCTGCAACGAGCGCATGTTCTGGATCGTGAACGAGGACGACGGTGCGAGGCTGTACTGGTCGGAGCAGGCCCACACCGAAGCGTACCAGGAGTATCAAGTCTCGACCAATTACAAAGAACTCCTGCTCGGAGGTAAAGGTCGCGGCCTGAAGCGGCTGATGAACCCGAATACCGGGCGTGAGGATTTGTATGTGTTCCAAGAGAGGGGCGTGTCCGTCCTTCCTGGTGGCGAGCCGAATGCTCCGCTGTACGTGATCTCGAATAAAGTTGGTTGCTATCAGCACGACACGATCCAAGAGTACAGGGATTCTATCATTTTCTTCTCGACGGATAATGTGGTGTACCAAATAGCCGGGGGTCGCCTCATCGACATCTCGTCCAGGTCGTGGCCGAAGAGCATCGCTGCGCTCAACACGAAAACGAGTACGCGTGGCGCGATCATCTTCAATGATTACTACGCACTCACATGCCGATCATCTGGCGGGAAACTCTACAATCACACAGCGTGGATTTGCGACCTGCGAAAGATTCGCGAGATACAGAACGGTATGGCCGATGCCTGCTGGTATCCTTGGGAGATCGACGCTGCATACCTGCTTCAGAGAGTTGACGGAACAGTGCTTGCGTTCTCGAACAAAGACCGCAGGATTTACATCCTTACGTTCGACGAGCAGTACGATGACGATGCCGACGCGGCGGGCCACATCGTTGTCGCAAAGTTCCACACGAAAGAGTTCGGCGGGCAGCAGATGACGCAGAGGAAAACGCCGAGACAGATTTTCGTGAAAGGAAAGCAGGAGCATCAGCTTTCGGTTACGCCGCACTTCGGCTCTTTCTACGCAGACTCAGGGTCTGCCGCGACACTGGAGCGAGCCGAGGGTGGGTCGGTTTTCATTATGGGCCAATCCGTAATGGGAAGCCCACTGACCGAGTTTCCTGTGATGATGAGCGAGTTCCTGGACAACTCCATCGCGGGTACGTACTTCTCTTTTGCTTTTGAAAAGAATCATCCCGACAGGTATTTCGAGTGCCACGGGATACAGTTTACATATAACGCGTTCCAGACGGGGGAACTCAAATGAGAAAAGCATTGCTGTTTTTGGTGGTCGGACTCCTTGCCGTGCCGTCGCTTGCCGACACGCTCGCGTACAATACAGAGTTCGAGAACCTTGCTGACGGTGACACGTTCTACGCAGAAATCCATCTGCACGAACCGCTCGACAGCATCCAGAGTTTGGTAAACGGAAGACTCGGCAACGACAACATGTCAGACGATGCGAAGTTCACACAGAGGAAGATCGACAGCGTTTCCGCACACGCCTCTGACTGGATTAACAACTACACCAAAAGGATATTCGTCTGGAGCGATCACGTTCTTCAGTTTCGCAATAGTCGCGGGATCGACATGTTCCTGAACGACACCACTGCGAACAGCGAACCTTTCCGCATTTACTCCGACAGCACGACCCTCGTCGCGCAGTTCAACACAGACAGCGTGCAGTTTGCTGGTGGGCTTTCGGTGGACACGATTTGGGATGTGGAGTATCTTCCTGGCCCGTTCGCAACAACGCAGATCAAGGCCGACACTGTTCGTGCGGTTGATGGTGGCGGGCTGCACTTGCAGGACGATGGTGGCAACGGCTTGTTCGTTAAAGACGGTGGCAGTGTTGGGGTCGGCACTACCAGCCCTGCGGGTGATTTTCACGTAAAGAACTCAAACTCGTACAGGCCAAGTGTCTATTTTGAGAATACGACTGACGATGCCAACGGTGTGACTGTG